TCGCGTTCGGGGCGTTGACGTACATCATCAGTGAAGGCCCAGACGCGGATCTGTTCGATGTCGGCAAGGAACGTATTTGCCGGTTGGATGATCGAGGCCGCGAGGACGGCAAAGCGGTTCCGCTGGCGAACTCGCCGGGCTCACGTGACGGTGCCCGCACGACGCTGAATTGCTTCGATGAGCCGCACCGCTTGTATCTGCCGCGGCAGTTGCAGGCGCATCAGACGATGGATGCGAACCTGCCGAAGCGTCCGCTGGATGATCCGTGGTCGCTGTATGTGGGGACTGCGGGGCAGCCGGGGCAAGGGTCGGTTGCTGAGTCTCTGCATGCGGAAGCTGAGAAGATCGTCAAGGGCGAGATTGAACGCCCAGATTTGTTCTACCTGTACCGCACTGACGACGGTGGGCATGACCTGTCGAAGAAGACAGAGCGCATCGAGGCGATTGCGGAAGCGACGGGTCCGGCGGGGGAGTTTGGGCCGGGGCAGTTCGATGAGATTGCCTCTCAGTGGGACCGGCCCGGTGCGGACAAGGCGTTCCTGGAGCGGGTGTGGCTGAACCGGTGGCGCCGGTCAGGTTCGCAGGTGTTCGACATCAACCGCATTCGGGAGTTGAAGTGCGGGCAGCGGATTCCCGACGGGGCGTTTGTAGCGTTGGGCTTCGACGGTGCCCGCAAGCGTGACGCCACAGCTTTGACGGCTGTGGACATCGAGACGGGATTGATGGAGTGCCTGGGCATTTGGGAGCGGCCTGAAGGTGTTGAGGATTGGTCGGTTCCCGAGGATGAAGTGACCCAGCTTCTCGCTGAGTCGATGAAGCGGTTCAAGGTGTGGCGGGCGTACTGCGATCCGCCGCACTGGTACGAGACGGTCGCCGGGTGGTCGCAGCGCTGGGGCGATCAGATCATCGAGTGGAACACCAATCGGCACCGGTTGATGGCGTTCACCACGAGGGCGTTTGTCGAGGCTATCGACTCTGGGGCGGTGACATTCGCCGACGGGCCGTTCACGGATGACCTGTTCCGCCACATGGGGAACACCGCCAAACATGAACTTAAATCCCTTGATGATGAGGGCAAGCCGCTGTGGGTGCCCGCGAAGGCTGATGGCCGACTTGGCGACAAGATCGACGCCTCGGTGGCGTCGATTCTGGCCTGGGCCGCTTATCTCGATGCCCACCGAAGTGGGGCCAGGAAACCGAAGGAACTGGCCATGCCGTTCCGCATCAGATGACACCGAGACCCTGAGGAGGGTATGTGAGTCGTACCCCAGCCGAGTGGCTCGACATTCTGACCGAACGGATGGACCGTGATGCGCCCCGCTATCGGAAGCTGGAGCGGTACGTCAACGGCAATGCGCCTTTGCCGGAGCTGAGCAAAGATACCTCCGAGGCGTGGGCCGGGTTCCAGAGGGAAGCTCGTACCAACTTCGGGGCGACGATCCGTGATGCGGTCGCAGACCGCATTGTGCCTATTGGTCTCACTGTAGGCGGGTCCGTGACTTCTGGGTCAGCTAAGGCCGCGGCATTGGTATGGCGAAACAATCGGCTGGACAATGTCGTCCGCGATCTGGTGGTCGGCGGGCTGACTTACAGCAAGTCGTACCTGACGGTCTGGTCTTACGACGACGGCGTGCCGGCGATTGTTGCTGAGTCTCCGCTGAAGGTTTGCGCCGATACGGATCCGATTCGTCCATGGAAGGTCAACGCCGCAGTTCGGGTTTGGCGTGACGCGACGGAGATGCGGGACTATGCGCGGGTGTGGACTCCTGGCCGAACGCAGAAGTTCTCGCGCCCATCTCTGGTGGATAAGTCCAACTGCACGACGGTGATCGATCGATTCCAGGGAAACTGGCAGCCGGTAGATCAGGTGCAGCATCAGGCACTGGCCGAGGTGCCGGTGATCGTGTACGAGAATCCCAACGGAGTCGCAGAGGTCGAGCCCCATACGGACATCATCGACCGAATTAACCGGTCGGTGTTGAACCTGCTTACAACCAGTGCGATGCAGGCATTCAAGCAGCGCGCCTTGACCACTCCGGCCGACAAAGAGGGATTGCCCCAGAACGACAAAGACGGCAATGCAATCGACTGGGCGAAGCTGTTTGAACCAGCTCCGGCGGCGTTATGGAATCTGCCGCCTGGAGTTGGAGTGTGGGAGGGCAGCCCGACCGACACGACGCCGATGTTGAACGCGATCATCAGCTACATCAAGCATCTTTCCGCAGCGACTTGCACGCCTCTGCCGATGCTGATGCCCGATAGCGCGAATCAGACTGCGGCAGGCGCCGAGAACACCGAGAAGGCGTTCATATTCAAGGTGCGGCAACGGCTATCGCAGGCCAAGCTGTCCATTGAGGCGGCCTTAGTCATTGCGCTGACGATCATGGGCAAGTCGACCGTCCGCACGATTGATGTGGCGTTCGAGGACCCGACGCGCGTTCTCCTGACCGAAAAGTACGCGGCAGCGGTCCAGGCGAAAGCTGCTGGCGTCTCCTTGCGAACCATTCAAACCTTGATCCTCGGGATGACGCCCGAAGAGATTGAAGCCGACGCGGTGGAACGCGCGAGAGAGGCTGCAGCACAGCAGTCCCTGCAAACCGCACCTCTCCCCGACCCCGAATCTGAGGGTCCGATTGCCGACAAAAGACTTCGGGACTCTTAGGTCCCGACGCGCCGTGATGGCGCACCCATCCAGTTAACCCCCCTTTGGGCCGCACGGCCTATTCACGAGTGAGGCGACTATGCCCGATGACCTGAACAACGGACCCGCCCCCACGGAGCCGAAGGACTCCGATCCTGGGAAGCAGAAGCCTGCAACCCCTACCCCATCCTCTGGTTCCGCCGGTGAAACGCCAAGTAGCGGAGTCACAGCCGAGGAGCGCGCCGAGCTGGAACGCCTGCGGGCCATCCATGCTGACGAGCAAAAGTGGGAGAAGCGCAACAAGGCGAACCTCGCCAAACTGCGTGACCTCGCACAGGACCTGGGCATCTCGCGCGAGGAATTCAACCCCGCCGAGTTTGACCCCAAGTCCGAGGTGGCGAAGCTGCGGCAGGAAATCGAAGCGGAGCGCAATGAACGCACCCGCGCTGAAGTCGCTGCCGAGACTGGGATTCCGCGGGAGCTGATCAGCGGGGGAACTGGCGAGGAGATGCGCGCGAACGCCGCGAAGATCCTCGCCTTCGCCAAGGCGAACGCACCCGCCCCGGAGATTCCGCCGGTACCGAACGCGAGCGAGGTCAAGGGCGACCAGGAGATCAAGGGCACGCAGAAGGTCACCGCGGCCGAGTACAAGGCCATCACCGACCCCGAAGAACGCCGCAAGCTCCGCGAAAGCGGACTCGTGGAGGGATTCGGGATTCCCCGCCGTCAGCGTCCGCTGAGCGGCTAGACAGACAAACCCCGATAGGAGGGCCAGAAAATGGCCATCACCAATTTCATTCCCGAAGTCTGGTCCGACACCATGCTGGACGAGTTCACCGCCGCGGCGGTCTGGGCGAATCTGGTCAACCGTGAGTACGAGGGTGAGGCGAAGGCCGGCAACGCGGTGAAGATCACCGGTTCGGTCATCCCCACCGTTAAGGACTACGCGGCCAACAACCGCATCACCACCCCTGATGCGGTGTCGGACACCACGCAGAAGCTGTTGATCGACCAGGAGAAGTCTGTCGACTTCACCCTGGACGACATCGACCGGGCGCAGGCCGCCGGGTCGCTCAGCTCCTACGTGATCGGCTCTGCCCAGGCGCTGGTTCTGGACGCCGACTCCTACATCGGCGGGCTCGCTGTGGCGAACGGCACTGCGGTGTCCGGCTCGACCCCAACGACGGGTGATCAAGCGTTCGACGCGCTGAATGCCTCGCACAAGGCCCTCACCAAGGCCAATGTGCCCCTGGTTGGCCGCGTGACGGTCTGCAACGCGGAGTTCGCATCCCTGCTGAAGGGGGCCGATTCGAAGCTGACCTCCGCGGATGTCTCGGGAACCACCGAAGGTCTTCGGGCTGGGACGATCGGGCAGTTGCTGGGCGCACTGGTGGTGGAGTCGAACAACATGCCGGCCGACGACGAGCCGCAGTTCGTCAC